ACCACAAGTAGGAGATACATTTACTATTGCAAGTGTAGCTTTAGTTTATACAGTAACAACTAAACCTACAGTTAATGCAGCAGGTGAATCAGCAATAGCTATATCACCTGATTTAAATAGTAGCCCAAGTAATGATGCTGTAATAACATTTTTAACAGCAGCAAAAGTAAATGCAGCTACTAATATAAATAGATTTTCTAAATATAGAATAGGTACAACAGAGAAGATAGCAGGTGTAGATGGTAGTAATTATCCATTTGTATATGATGGAACTACTTATACACCTTTAACAGGAGCACCTGATGATGTATTAGGTGCATCTCATACAGCATCATATAAGAATCAATTATTTTTTGCTAAAGGAGATGTACTAACTTTTACTGCACCTTATACAGATAATGATTTTGATGCAGGTAATGGTGCTGGAAATATAAGTGTAGGCTCTAATATAACAGGCTTAATTGCTTTTAGAGATCAGCTAATTATATTTAGTGAAAATAAAATTGATAGGTTAGTAGGTAATACTATAGCTGATTTTGTTTTACAACCTGTAACTAGAAACATAGGATGTATAGATTCAGACACTATTAGAGAGGTTGCAGGAGATGTAGTATTTCTTGGGCCTGATGGTATTAGATCTTTAAGTGGATCAGACAAAGTAGGAGATTTTGATTTAGCAGTTATATCAAAAACTATACAAAAAGAAGTAACAGATGTTATTAGTTCTAATGATTCTTTTATGAGTGTAACTATAAAAAATAAATCTCAATATAGATTGTTAGGATTTAATTCTAATATTAGTGATTCTGCTGCTACTGGTATTATAGGAACACAGTTAGCAGGGCCACAAGGTTCTATGTTTGGTTGGTCAGAAACTAGAGGGTTTAAAGCATTTGTTGCAGATAGTAACTATAAATCTAAGACTGAAACAATAGTATTTGCAAATACAAATGGTTTTGTATATAACATGGATACAACTAATACTTTTGATGGTACTGCTATAGAGGCTACATTTGCATCACCTTTTGTAGCTTTAAGTGATCCTGAGTTTAGAAAGACTATTTTTAAATTACATTTATATACAGAGCCTTCAGGTAGTTTTGATACTACAGCTAGATTAAAGTTTGATTTAAATGAAGAGGGTAGTGTACAACCAGCATCAATAGCACTATCTAATACAACATCAGGAGTTGCAGGTGTATATGGTAGAAGCACTTCTACTTATGGTACAGCAGTATATGGTGGTAGATTAAAAAAGAAATTTACAGCACAAACAGTAGGATCAGGATTTAACGTATCAGTATTGTTTTCATCTACTGATTCAAACCCCTCATATTCTTTAGATGCTGCAACATTAGAATATGGCACTTTTGATAGACGATAATAACGAGGTAATTTAAAATGGGTACAGGCTACAATAGAAACGATTCCAGCAATAATATTGCTGATGGTAATGTAATTAATGCATCAGATTTAGATGGTGAATTTGATGCAATAGTTAATGCATTTAAAACAGATGGACACTCACATGATGGCACATCTGCTGAAGGTGCAGCTATTGTAAAAGTTGGCCCAGCACAACAATTAGAAATTAGTGCTACAGCTTTATCTCCAGCAACTACTAATACTTTAGACTTAGGTGGTAGTGATAAACAATTTAAAGATTTGTATCTTGATGGTACTGCTAACTTAGATAATATATCTGCTGATGCAGCCAATGTTATTGGTGCAGTAACTATGGGTTCTACTTTAAGTGTAGTAGGTGCTGCTTCTGTAGGAGGTAGTTTAGGAGTTAGTGGAAATGCTTCTGTAGATGGATCGTTAAGTATAGGTGGCACATTTAATTTTGCTACAGCTAATGTAACAGGAAGTTTAGGAATATCTGATTCTGTTTCTGTAGGTACTACTTTAAGTGTTATAAGTAACACTTCTGTAGGTGGCACATTTACAGTAACAGGAAATGCTTCAGGTGCTGGAACATTAGATGTTAAAGGTGCAGCATCAGTAGGTGGTGCTACAACTATTACTGGAGCTATATCAGGAGCATCTACATTTGCAGTTAAAGGTAATTCTTCTGTAGGTGGCACTTTAAAAGTAACAGGTAATCAAGAAAACTCAGGAACATTAGAAGCTATAGGCAATACTTCTGTAGGTGGAACACTTACAGTAACAAATACTATTATTGCTAAAGATGAAATTGGTGCAGTTGGAAATGCTTCTGTAGGTGGTACATTAACAGTTACAAATGATTATGTAGGTCTTGACAGATTTGACAATGTAGGTGCTGCATCAGTTGGTGGATCATTTGTATTAACTGGAGATATAGATGTAGCAGGTGGTATATCAGGAACAGGTACTTTAGACATTAGACAAAATGCTTCTGTAGGTGGAACATTAACAGTCACTAACAACCAAGCTAATGCAGGTACTTTAAGTGTAATAGGTGCAGCTTCAGTAGGTGGTACATTAGGTATAACTGGTAATGCTTCTATTACAGGTACTTTGGCAATAACAGATGAATTTACTTTTGCAACAGCAAATAGCACAGGTAATTTAGGTATTCTTAAAAATGCTTCAGTTGGTGGTACTTTTCATATACAAGGTAACACTTCAGCACAAGGAACATTAAATGTTAAAGGTGCTGTATCTGTAGCTTCTACTCTTGGAGTTGAAGGAGATATTACTAATGGTGCAGGAAATTTAACAATTAATCCTGCAACACAAATTGTAGAAGTAAAAGGAGATGGTTCTTCTGTAGATGGTCAAATACAACTTAATTGTAGAGATAACTCACATGGACAAAAAGTAATGGCACAACCTCATAGTGAGGGAGTCACTAATGAAATGCTTTTACCAAAGGGTGCTAACTCTACATTAGTATCTGAAGCAGGAACAGCAACTATAACTAATAAAACTTATCTTGATGTAGATGGTAATTTAAGAGCAGTTCCTAAATCTAGAAACTTAGCTACTCAATTAGGTACTGCTGCTGGTACTGATACAGGTAATTTTATAATGCTTACAGGTACAGCTTCTTCAACACAAACTTTAGTTTTAACTAAAGATGTATTTTCTGCTGGAGATATATTTACAGTACTTAATACTAATTATGGTGGAAAAACAGCAGCAGCAGTTACAACTTTTTCAGCAGCACAATTAAATACTTGTTTCGTAGCAGGAGCAGAAACGTCAACTGCTTTAGTTACATTAGCTTACAATGGAGTAGCTAGTGTATTATTTATAGATTCTTCAGCATGTGTAATTACAGGAAATGTGAGTTAACTTATGACAGGTATTCATCAACTTTTATTAACAACTTTTTCAGGTGCTGTTGATCCTATAGAAGCATCAGGTGGTAATGAAACAAAAACACTAGGGGATTTTAAATATCATGTTTTTACTGCTGCAGGTGATTTTGCAGTTACTGTAGGTGGATTAGCTAATGTAATTGCTATTGGTGCTGGTGGTAGTGGAGGTGTAAATGGTGGAGGTGGTGGTGGTGCAGGAGAAGTTGATAATTTAACTGAAGTTACTTTTGAAGCAGGTACAACTTATAAAGTTATTATTGGAGCATCTAATGCTAGTAATTCAGTATCACAGGGAGGTAGCACAATTATATCTGCTGGTGGAACTAATCTTGTAACTTGTTTAGGTGGAGGTGATGGTGGTAATCAATCTACTGACCCTGACACTAGAGCAGGTCGAGCAGGAGGCTCTGGTGGAGGAGGTGCTGGAACTGGTAATGCCAATGCTGGAGGTGCTGCTAATGGAGATAACACTAATGTAGGTGGAGCAGCTAATAGTGGTGGTCAATCATATAATGCAGGTGGTGGTGGTGGAGCTACACAAGTAGGTTCAGTTGGCCCTGATAAAGATAATTTTCATAGAGGTGGTGCAGGAGGAGAAGGTATGGCTTTAACTGCAATGGATACAGCCCTTGCATTTGCAACTTTTACTGAATTTGACGAAGCTAATTCAGGTATAGTAGCAAGTGGTGGTGGTGGTGGAGCTAATCCACAATCAGCACAAAATGCTCAAGGCCAAGCTTTACAAGGATCAGATAGAGCACAAGGAGGAACAGGTGCAGGTTTAGGTGGTGTAGGTAATGGATCTTATGCTAATGCTGGAGTAACAGCAACTAATGCAGGTTCTTTTGGATCTGGTGGAGGTGGATCAGGAGCACCTACAGAAACAGCAGGAGTGGGTAAACAAGGTTTATTAATCATAAGGTATGCAGCATCATGAAAAAATTTGGTTTAGTAGATCCTGGTACAAATATTGTACAAAATATTACTATTGCTCCTGACAATTGGGTAGCAGGTGATAATTGGTATGAATATACAGATAGTAAACCAGCAGTTATAGGAGGTACATGGAATGGTTCAGTTTTTATATTACCTAAACCTTGTAATAGTTGGATATTAGACTCTAATAATAATTGGCAAGCACCAATTACAAAACCAACATTAACAGATGTTGAAGTTGCAGAAGATAAATATTATCTTTGGTATGAAGATCAGTATCAATCTGATAATACAAAAGGATGGGTTATTGGTAATTATCAAGAACATCTTAATTTAGGAGGACAATATATTGGTTGGTAATATATAGTGAAAATAATAGACAATTATTTAGATAAAAAAGACTTTAATAAATTAAAAGATATATTTATATCTGCAAATTTTCCTTATTATTTTAATGAATATGTTTCAAAAGATAAAGAAATAACAGGACACTTTTATTTTACACATACACTATATGACAATAATTTTTCTAATAGTCAATTTGTTAATTACATTAATCCATTATTAAATAAATTAAATGCATTTGCTTTACGAAGAATAAAAATTAATTGTTATCCAAAAACTGAGAATTTAATAACACATGATAAACATCAAGATTATCCAATTAAACATAAAGGGGCTATATATTTTTTAAATACTTGTAATGGAGGAACTTATATAGAAGATAAATTTATTTCTTCTATTGAAAATAGAATTATTTTATTTGATCCATCTATATTTCATGCAAGTACAAATTGTACAAATGAACAAGCTAGATTTACTATTAACATTAATTATAAATAAGTAATGAAATTAAATTTAAAATATGTAGATAATTTACCAGTAGTAATTATAAATAATTATTTTGATAAACAAGAATATAAAAAATTAACTAATTTTATTTTTAATTTAAATCCTTATATGTGGCATACAGATTTTAAAAAATCATATGGAGCACCAGATTTTAAAAATAAAAAAATTAAACAAAATTATTCCATACAACTTGATGAGTTATATACATCTGAAGGTAGAAAACATTGTTTAATTTTTAATATAAATAGAAAACTTTTTAATGAAGAAGTAAGAGATAAATTATTAAAAGAACATAACCTTTTTAAGTATTTAAATATTTGTAATTCAGATAAGACTTTTTTAAATTACTATGAAAATAATAACTTATATGATTTTCATGTAGATATAGCATCATTAACAGCAACTTATATTTTTTTTAAAACACCAATGCATTTTACTGGAGGTGAGTTTAGTATAGAAAATAAAATAAATATTAAACCTGAAAATAATTCAATGATTATTTTTCCATCTTTTTTATTTCATAAAGTTAAAAATGTTTTAATGCCAGAAAATAAAAGAGGTAAATGTTTAGGTAGATTTTCAATGACACAATTTTGTACTTTTAAATAAAACTAATGAATACACAAACTTCTAACAAAATAACAAAGGCTTTTATAGAGTTAATTAATAAACTAAGGAAATAAGATAGATCCTCTCACACTCCTAGCAGCAGCTAATACTGCTTTTACTGTAGTAAAGAAAGTTGCTAAAGCAGCAGATGAGGCTGATGCAGTTTATAGATCTTTATCTAAGTGGGCAGGACATATAAGTGACTTACAAGAATGGATGTCACAAGAAGAAGCTAAACCTTCTATATTTAAAAAGATTGTATATAGTAAGTCAGCAACAGCAGAAGCATTTGATACATTAGTAGCTAAGAGAAAGATTGAAGAACAAGAAAAAGAAATTAAAAGTATGTTTTATGTAGGTGCTCTTAATCACTTAGGTATTAGAGGATACAAAGAATTTATTCATCAACGTAGAGCTATAAAAGCTAAGAGAGAAAAAGAAGTATATGAACAAATTCGTAGACGTAAAGCTTTTTTTTACAATACAACAATGGGTGGATCTATAACTATAGTAGGTACATTGTTAGCAAGTATGATTTGGTTTTTAATTGATATGATTAAAGAGGCAAGTAGATAATGATTAGTTTAATACTTACTACATTAATAGTTTTTCATGGCGAGTATCAATGTAGATTAAGTTGGTACGAAGAAGATAAATGTGTATATCAATGTCAAAATAGCTATGAACAATTTACCTGGGTTATTGGGGAAACAAAAGACGGATGCCCCTTATTTAAAAAGTTTTATAAAGCACAAATGGAGTTAGTAAATGTTACCACTATTGTCTAGTATATTACCTATCGGAGAAAAGTTAATCGAAAGATTAATACCTGATAAAGATGCACAACGTAAAGCTAAACTTAAGTTAGCCTCTCTTGAAAAAGAAGGTCAACTAAAAGAAATAGAAATGATTATGGCTGATAGAGATTCAGCTAGAGCTAGAGAAACTGCTATTGCAACTAGTGAAAATGCTAGTTGGTTAAATAAATGTGTAACTCCAATACTTGCATTAGGTACAGTAGCAATGTCTTTTGCTTTATTCTTAGTAATTATATTTGCAGATGTAGATGTAAATTCAGGAGCTAAAGATATTTTGGTGTACGTCTTAGGTGCTCTAAACTCAGCTACTACAATGGTGTTAGCATATTACTTCGGAAGTAGTGTGGGTAGTAAACAAAAGTCGAATGAAATAAATGAAATACTAGAAAAGAAAGAACCAAGAATATGAGTGTAGATTGGGATAACTCTAGATATTTTAAAGCTAGTGAATTTTACTGTAGTCATACAGGTACAGAAAATATGGATCAAGATTTTATAGATAAGTTAAATCAATTAAGAGATAGCTATGGTAAACCTATGACTATTACTTCTGGGTTTAGAGATGAAACACATCCTGTAGAAGCTATGAAGAAAGATCCTAAAGGTGGAGCACATGTATCAGGTAAGGCATGTGACATACTAGTAGATAGAAAAAATGCTTTTGAATTATTATCATTAGCATTTTTAGTAGGCTTTACAGGTATAGGAGTTAACCAAAAAGGTGGCTCTAGATTTTTACATTTAGATACTATTGAAAATTCTTCATCAAGACCTAGACCAACTATCTGGAGTTATTGAATATATGGATACAGAAAATATAAAACAAACTGTAGATGCTATATCTATGGTTACTGTAGTTGGAACACTTGTTGATGTATTACCTGCACTTGCTGCAATCTTTACTATTGTTTGGACAGCAATAAGAATTTATGAAACAAAGACTATCCAAAAATTTATAAGATCATTTAAAGATAAAGAAGAATAACTATGGCTATACCAGATAGAGCTACTACATCAAGTAAACCTCTTAAGTATGAAGTACAAACTTCTGAAAGAGCATCACCTGTAACATCTAAAATTCGTGAAAAGATAGCTAGAAAAATAGGATATGATGGCCCTATGTCAGGCTATGATGATTTCTTAGCATCTTCATTACCTGCTCAAAGATTACATGCACAAATGACACAAGGTGTTAGAGCAAAACTTAAAAAAGCAAAAGGTGGCATTGTTAAAAGAATGGCACAAGGTGGATTAAGTATTGATGACTTGTATCAAGGTGTATTAGGCAGAGGTGCAGATGCATCAGGCAGAAAGTATTATCAAGAAAAATTTGGTGATACTATTGATGCGAGTGAAGTAGATCAATTTGTAGCAGGAGCACAAAACTCACCTGATGCAGCCGATGCTGCTGCTGTATCTACAGACTTAGTAGCTGATTTAAAAGCTAGGACTAAATTAAATAGACCTGAAGCAGCACCTGTAGAAGCTGTTAAGATAGCAGAAGATCCAAGACAAGAAGTTAAGTTTGAAAAAATAGATGGAGCTACAGCAACAGGTGAAAAAGTAACTGACACAGCTACTGCTGCTAGTGTTGATCCTAGAGATGCATCTAAAGTTGATGCAGATAAAACTGCACCTAAAGTTTCAGAAGAAGTTTCTAAACTAAAACCTGTTACAGGAGATGTTAGAGAGGAAGCTCAAGTACAAGCACAAACAGAAGATGTTAAAGCTACTGCATTAAAAAATGTACAAGCTTCTGAAATAGATAAAGCAGTTCAAATTGATAATTTACCAAAAAGAAAATTAGATGCAGAAGAATTAGTAGCTGGGCCTTCTGTTAAATCAGCACTTGTAGAACAAAATTTAGATAAGTTTCAAGCTGCACAAGCAAACTTAGATCCTATGGCTACAACACAGGGTCAGTTAGAAAACTTATATAAAGATTTTAAACCTTCTAATCCTCCTGCTTGGGCTGATGGTGCAGTAAGAAAAGCAATGGCAGTTTTAAATCAAAGAGGTTTAGGTGCTTCAAGTTTAGCAGGACAAGCAGTTGTACAAGCTGTAATGGAAAATGCATTACCTATTGCACAAACTGATGCACAAACAGTTTTTAATTTAGACATACAAAATTTAAGTAACAGACAACAACGTGCTGTTATTGCAGGACAACAAAGAGCACAGTTTTTAGGACAAGAGTTTGATCAAGCATTTCAAACTAGAGTAACTAATGCTGCAAAAATATCTGACATAGCAAATCAAAACTTTACTTCTGAAGTACAGGTTACTTTAGAAAATGCAAGGATGGCACAGTCTGTTGATTTAGCCAACTTAAATAATAGACAAGCTGTAACTATGGCAACAGCAGCACAAATGGCTAACTTAGAAACAACTAATTTAAATAATAGACAACAAGCAGAAGTACAAAATGCACAAGCATTTTTACAAATGGATATGAAGAATTTAGATTTTGCACAGCAAACTAATTTATTTAAAACACAATCAGTTGTTCAATCTATATTAACTGATACTGCTGCTGAAAATGCTGCTAAACAATTTAATGCTACTAGTGAGAATCAAGTTAATCAGTTTTATGATTCTATGAACTCACAAATAAGTCAGTTTAATGTTGCACAGAGTAATGCTATAGAACAGTTTAATGTATCTCAAGCTAATGGTTTAGAGCAATTTAATGTATCACAGAGAAATGCAGTAGCACAATTTAATGCTAGTAATGGTTTAGTTGTTAGTCAAGCTAATGCTCAATGGAGACAACAAATTGCTACAGCAGATACTGCTGCTCAAAATCAACTTAATCAATTTAATGCAGCTAATGCTTTAAACATAACCATGCAAGAGTATGAAAATGTTTGGCAAGAGTATAGAGATCAAATGTCTTATGCTTGGGAAACATCAAATAATGAAGCTGACAGAGTGAATAATTTAGCTTTGCAAATAATGACTAATGATGCAGCTATAGAAAAAGCTAAATACTCATTAAAAGAAAGTAACAATGAAGTTATGGGGGCTGTAGCAGGAGAGGTATTTAAAGTAGCTGCTCCTAGAGTTGTTAATAAAGCAATAGATATTGCAAAAAAATTCTTGCCATTTTAATAAGGATTTATAAATGTTAAACACAGAAGATTATGATAAAAAAGTAGAAGCTGAAGTAGTAGCTATACTAAGTGGTGCTACAAATAAAAAGAAACCTAAAAAAGAAAAGAAAAAATTAAAAGGTTTTATGTCACCATCTATGAAAAAAGAATCTGATACTGAAGATAAAGAAACTGACATGATTAAAATTATGGCAGGGCATGTTGCCAAGGTTCGTAAAATGAGAATGGAATTAAAAGATGACAATTCAACTGAGTCCTGATTTATTACAAGGCCCAATACCTGGGATGTCTTTAACTAAAGAACCAGGTGCATATCCTTGGGAAAGACCTACTCAATTAACAACAGTTGATGAGGCTGTTGATTTTTATGCTGAAAGACTTTTAAATGAAAAGACAGAGGATTCTTTTTTAAAAGCTATAGATAATGGTGTATCTATTGATCAGCTTACAGAAATGCTTACTGTATCTGGAACTATGAATGGAATACATAATCTTGATGTAAGTATTTTAATTAATCCTTATGTTAAAGAATTAATGAGATTTGTTGCTGAGAGTGCTGACATTAAATATATAGATTCTTACAAACAAGAACAAGAAAAAAATAGAGTTCCTTATAGATTTGTAAAAAAATATTTAGAAGAAGCATTAGAAGAAGAGCAACAACAAGTACCAGAGGAAGAAGTTATAATGCAAGATGAAATGCCTATACAAAAAGGTTTAATGGCAAGACCATCAGCAGAACAATTACCACAAGAAATGCCTGAAGAGGAGTTACAATAATGGGTATATCTTCATTTGCAGCAGGATTTGCACGATCTTTAGGAGAAGGTTTAAAAGAAGACAGACTTAGAGCAGAGGCAACTGCTGAAAAAAGATATCAGCAACGTGCTGTAGAAATTAAAACTGCTAAACAACAAGAAAAGAAAATAAGAACAGAGTTAAAACAAAGAGTTGCAGAGATTAGATCTATAGCACCTAAGTTAGGCCCATCAACTGTGGCTGCACTTATGGAAAGTCCTGAATTACTTACCGAATTTAAAACTTTAGCTAGAGACAATCCATCTATGTTACAAGACTTTATAAAATCAAAAGATGAAAATGATGTATTAGATGTAAAACAAAGAATAGAACTAAATGCACTACAAGCATATAAAGATATTACAGGTATGACTGCACCATCAGGTAAAACATTTATACCTGGTTTAAATGTAGATACTTCTAGAATTGGTGAAAGCTATGCTGCTGATGTAGGTATGTCATTAAAAGAATTGTCAGATAAACAAGCACCAGCCCCTCTTGATCCTTTAAATATTCAAGTTGATAAATCTTTATTAAGTAAAGAAACTCCTACTAGTTTATTAGATAAAGGGGCTGTAAGATTATTTAATGAAATTAATAAACCAGATGGTGGAGATCCTGAAGTAATAAAAAGAATACAAAATGAAAGAACACTTCTTGGTAATATGAGTGGAACTAAGAAACCTACTACTGCTGAAATAAGAGCAAGAATGAATCAAGCAATAGGAACATTTACTAATTTAACTGCTGGGAAAACAGGAAGTAGTGTTAAATTCATTCCTGATGGGTCTGGTGGTAGACAATTAATTTTAGAGTTTACTGATTCAAAAGATGTAAATAAGCATTTAGGAGCTTTAGAATTAGCTATAAGACCTATTTTAAATAGTACTTTAGGAATAACAGATAAAAGTGAAGAAGGCCCAATACTAGAAGATTTAAAAAGAGCAGCCAAAATAGATGGTGCATATACTGCATATGAGGTTAATTTTATAGGATCAAATTATTTAAAACCTGGGACATCAGAGGGTGAAAAATTAACTGGTGGTAACGAAGGAAAGAGTAAAGATTATCAAGGTAATCTACAAACATCAACTGGCAAAAATGTTAGCATTTTAGATTTTGACTAATGAAATATACTTATAATTTAAATGGTTTAAAGTTTGCTTCTGAAGAAGAATTAAATGAAGATGAACAACAAGAAGTTTTTGATACTTTTCAAAGACAACAATTAGAAACACAACAACAACAAAATATTGTAAAAGAACCTGAATCTAAACTTGAAGATGTAGATGAAATTATTTTAAAAGAAACAAAGTATGATTTTATATTTAAAGAGGTAGGTAAAGAATACAATATAAATCCTCAACTGTTAAAATCTATAGCAAAACAAGAATCTAATTTTGATCCTAGTGCTGAAGGTGAAGATGGTGAAATAGGTATGATGCAACTCATGCCTGTTATTCGTAACAAATACATACCCAATCAAAATCCAAATGATCCTAGAAATAATGTTATAGGTGCAGCTAAGTTTCTTCAGCATTTAAAAAAGAAATATAACAATGATCCTAATAAAGTTCTTCAAGCATACAATGGTGGAGAAACTCTTTTAGATAAAAATCCTATGGGTGTAAAACAAACACAGGATTACAGGGATAGTGTACTAAAAAATATTTCGGCTGCTCAACCATTTAAGCAACAAAAACAAGCACAGCCTATAGTAGGTTCTGCCACACCTGTAGAACAACAAGAACCTGTAACTAATACATTTAAAATTAAGTACAATGATTTATATAAAAATCAAGATTACTTTGATCGAGTAGAAGATTATATGGTTTTTAGATTTGGAAAAGATTATGAGTATGATAAAAAAGAAAAATCAAAAAAAGAATATGTAAGAAAATTTGCTACACATATAAGGGAAGTTTATTATAACAATATTGATTTAACTCAGGAAGTGCTTTGGACAAGTAAAGCAAACAAAGCACAAAGAACAGCAGCAGGATATGCATTTACTTTATGGGAAGCTATACCAATTATAGATGGAGGTTACAATAAATTTGAAGCCTTTGCTGATATTGCTAATGCTTTAGCTTTTGATCCAATGACATACTTTGGGGCTATTGCAGGAAAAGCAGTAAGTGTAGCAGGTAGTAAAACTGCATTATCACTAGCAAGAAAACAACTTAATCAAAAAATACTTCTTAAAAATTTAAAACCAGGATTAAAAAATAAAGCAAAAAGAACAGAAATTAAAAATAAAATAAAAGAAGTTGACAAACAACTTAAATCACATGTAAGACAAAATAGAATTGCACAGTTTAGTACTGGTTTTGGAGTAGAAGGTTTAATAGGAAGTTATGCAGGAGGACTTGATGAAGGACTTGCCGTTCAACAATATAGAAAAGAAACTTTTGATAAATCTAATATTGTATTAAGAGGTGTAGTTTCTGGTGCTCTTGGTGGGGTAAGTACTTTGCCTGGAATATTTTTTTCTAAGGAATTAAAAGATGCAGAAAAAACAGTAAAAGAATTTGAGAAAAAAATAAATAAAGGTAAATCTGTTACAAATAAAGATCCTGCATTAAAAGAGTTAGAAAGACAGTTAAGTAAAACAGATGAGCAAATAGCTAAAGTTTATAATGCAGACCCTAATGCTGGAAGACTTGTAATTGATAAATTATCTACAGAAAAAAACAAGTTACTTCAATCACAAGTACACAATAAATTATTTCCTGTAGCTGTTAGAATTGCAGGACATATAATAAAATCTGATCCTACAACTTATGTTCCTAAAATAGATAGATCAGGAAAAGCAAAAATACTTGTAGGTGGTAAGTTAAAAAATATATCTACTGCTGTAAATGAAGTTATAGGAAATTTAGGAAAACTAGATGCTTTAACAATAGAACAAGCTGCTGTAAGAGCAGGTGTTGATCCTGATACTTACACAAAAAGTGTACAAAATAATTTATTAGATGTTTTAAAAAAGTATGACATAACACCAGAAGAATTTTCTAAAGCAATGAACACTTCAGTTTCTGATAGTGCAAAAATATTTCAGCCATATTCGTATGTGTCAAATTTAACTAGGGCTATGGCAGGTACAGATAAAAAAGCTAGAGAGTTTATGGAAACTGTTTATACTGAACAATTTAATCCTTCACCACTTTCTGCATTTACTAATGGCTTTCATACCCTAGAAAGAACTTCTAAAATTTGGGTAACTTCTGCATTGTCTACTACTAGTTTAAATGTTATGGGTGGTCTAGGTGCATTAACAATGAAAACAGCAGCTAATGTTTTTGAATCTATATTTCAAAGAGCAATTAGAGGAGTTGCTGTTTCTATGGGAGCAGATCCTACAGTTTTAAAAATACAAGAACCAAAATCTATAGGAGATATATTTGCTACATGGGGCAAACTTGCTAACTACGGAATGACATCTCTAGAAGCTGATGCAATATTAAAGTTTAACCCTACTATTAAAAATAGATTAGTAAACACTCTTGCTATTGGTGAAGGAGAGGATAAATTAAATGCAGTAAATAGATTTTTAGCATCTTTAAATTTAGCTCAAGATGCTCTTTTTAGAAAGTCTGCTTTTGTAGCATCAGTAGAATCAGAATTAAAATATTTAGGAAAAGATTTATATAAAGATTATTTAAAAAATGATATTCCTATTCCAAAAGAGGTATTAGAAAGAGCAACTGAAGATGCTATGAGAGCTACTTTTTCATTTCAATTTGGTGCAAATAAAAGTGCTAAAATAGATGACACAATAATTGAAGCTCAAGGTAATAATATTGCAAGGGGTTTTATTAATTTTTTTGAAAACACACCATTTGCTTCTTTAGCTGTTGCCTTCCCTAGATTTATGGCCAATGCTATTAATTATCAATATAGATTTAGTCCTATAGGTGGAGCATCAGGTATGTATGACACCTTATCAGGGTTATTGGGAAAAAAATATTTTGGTGTTGGAGGAAAATTAACAGATGATCAAAGAGCAGCTTTAATAAAAAAAGGAACAGAGGCTACTGCTAGAGGTGCTGTAGGTAGTACTGCACTTTACATGGCATATCAATATAGGATGCAACCTGAAAACAGAAGCAGAGATTGGTGGGATTTAAAAATAGGAGATGCTACATTTGATGCTAGAGCTTTTTTTCCTGTAGCACCTTACTTTGCAATGGCAGAATTACTTATTCGTATGTTTGACTTGTCAAAAGATTCGGATGTAAAAACTTTAGATAATAGTGTAGAAGCAGTTTTAGAATCTGTAGCTGGTTTAAAAGCAAAAGATTTAGATTTATTTCCAGATGCTTTATTAAGGGCTTTTCAAGACCTAAAAGATGGTACTTTTTTTGAAATGGGATTAACAAGACTTGCAGAAACATTTTTTAATTTTGGTGGTAGATTTTTACAACCTATAAAACCTATAAGAGAGTACCTCGATGGATTAAGTTATGAGGGTTTAATGGCTAGAGATCCTAAAGATATAGGTGTAGATATTTATACAGGAGAAAAAGATGGAAATGCTTTAATAGAATCTCTTAGTAATCAAGTTAAAAATAAATTACCTGATGTGGTTGATAATTATGGAAAAGATAGTTTAGAAAAAGCAGTATCATACTTTAGACAAGGAGCACCATCAGGGGCAGGTAGATTTTATAGTAATTTTATGGGTCTTAAAATGACTCCAGATCAAAATAAAATTGAAAAAGAAATTACAAGATTAGGTATAGTACCTTGGAGAATGGAAGTATATAAACCCATAGGTATAAAAGCATTTGATAATGTTGTGATCTCTAATGGATTATATTTTATGGAAAATGAAGTTCTTAATTTAATGAAAACAGAAACTTATAAAAAATCTACTGACAGTACTAAAAAAAGATTATTAAAAAAAGAAATTAGAAAAGCTTTTACTAGTGCAAAAGATAGATTAAAAATAGATGGTGTAGATAAAAGAGATGGATCTGTAATATCAGAAGACTTAATAAAACTTAACAATTATATAGATTATAAACAACTAAACAAAGCATTAAGAAAAGAAATAGAAGAAAAGTATCAACAAATGCATCCTGAAAATAAAGAATTAAGTGAAACAAAAGAGTTTGGAAAAGCCTTAATGATAAAAGATAGTTTAATTGATATTTAACCTGTAGACATATAATAAACATACAGCCCTGCAAACATTGTAGGGTTTATAGCAGCAATATAAAATGCCATACACCAAAGTATAAATTTAATCATAATAAACTGTTATCTTTTTGCATCTTTTAAATATGTAGCTAAGTTTTTTATATCTGTATCTGATAAAGACCTAGCCATCATTATCATTAAGGATGAGTTCGGCCCTATCTCAATACCATCTCTATACTTTTTTAATTTATCAGTTGTATATTCTATACTATTTCCTGACACTTTCGGATAACTAGCTAGGCCCATACCTGCTGGGCCATGACATTGTTTACAGTTTTTTATAAACTTTGCTTCACCTAGTTTTATATCACCTGCAAATACTTGATTAAAAAGTAAGGATACTAATAAGATTAATCTCATGCAGCAATCCTTTCTTCTTTTTTAATTGAGTCTCCCCAACCCCAATCACCTGTCATTCCTGACGCATTGTAGTCAGTCACAACACCCTCAAAGAAATTCTTAAGGGTATCACCACCCACTATCCAATCAAGCCACTCAAGAGGATTTTCTTTAACCTTGAAGTTTCCTTTTAATCCCAACTGAATTAGTCTTCTATCTGCTATGTACCTAATGTAATGCTTAACTTGATCAGCAGTAAGACCTTTAACAGCACCCAT